ACGAACGTCTACGTCGCGGTCCCCGGCTCGCCCACGGGCCGTGCCGTGGAGGTCAAGACACTGCAAGAGCTTTGGCAGCTTGGTGGCGACGAGTACGAGTGGCGTGACGTCGAGGAGGTGAAAGAGTGATGGCTCAGTGGTATCCGTTAATGCCGGCGGTCAGCATCCGCAACGACGAGCGCATCGAGGCGCTGATCGCGCATGCCAAGCGCGTCGCCAACGGCAACGAGAGCTTCGATGAGGCCGGCTGTCGTCAAGCCATCGAGGCGGAACTGGCGCTGCCGGTGTGGAAAAACTGGCTCTATCAAGTCGCCGTGCGCACGACGCCGACCGACATGGTGCGCGAGGACGGCAAAGAGGGCTTCGTCAACCTCGTCCACCTGTCGATCAAGCGCATCGACAGGAAGCCGGTGCACGACTGGCGCGACTTGCAACGGATCAAGAACCAGCTTTTGGGCGAGGAGTGCGAGGCCATGGAACTCTACCCGGCCGAGTCACGCCTCGTCGACACTGCCAACCAGTACCATCTGTGGGGCTACGACGACCCCAAGCTGCGCGCGCCGTTCGGCTTCCCCGGGCCGCGCGTGGTCGACGACACTGCGCCGGCCGAGACCGGCACCCGTCAACGCAAACTAGGAGGATGAACCCATGGACCCGATACACTGGCTTGCTCCGGCAGCTGTGATATTCCTGTGCTTCTCGGCCTTTGTCTTCTCGCGTCTGAAATAGGTAAGGAGGTACGTCCAATCGACAGCCGCGATGGCAACGGGTCAACGTGCGGACACCCTCCCTCGTGGGGTGCTTCCAAGACGAGTCAAGGGTGTGCTCCGGTCCTCCTTTACCTATGTTCGGCATAGCCGGCGAAGCGCATCAAGCCATCACTAAACACTGTATGGAGAGTACCATGCCCAAGCACCGTTTCGTTGTCGAGGTCGATGCCGACATGACATGGACCGACACCCGCGACTTCGTTCATGACGCCGTGTCGACGTGGGGTGGGCAATACTTCCCCGGTAACGCAGAGGATGAGCCTGACCCACGTTCCGAGATCAAGGAAGCCAACGTCAAGGTGATGCGTTACACGCGACCGAGGGCTAAGCCATGACCGTGACTTACGAGAACTACTACTGCGACAGCGAGACACTCGCCAGCTTGCGCCAAGTGTGCACCCGCCTCTACTCCGACAAACCTCTCGTCGGCGACGAGCGCCGCGACCTCGCCAACCGCATGGAAGCACTGCTCGGTCACATCGACACTGCGCCGGTCAAGGAGGACTTCACCATGACCGCGCACGAGCCAAATCTCGGTCGTGGCACGCTCTACGATCAGATCGAGAAGACCGCCAAGCCCATCGTCACCAACTACTGGACCGACGTCGCCCTTCACGACAAGGCTTCGCTGGCGCGCATGAAGACCGGTGATCAGCTGCTCTGGGCCTGTCGCGACTACGGCTCGCACATTGCGTGGCTGGTCTGGTCGGACGTCAGGTCCGAGACGGGGTCGAAGCTCCAGCGGATCAGCATGAACCGGTCGGTCTTCCAGTCGGCGAACCAAATCTGGCCCGGGATGCAGTGGTACCTCCTAACCGCGACCTCCGATAACGGTCGCGGCACCATGGTCAAGGTCAGTGTGGAGGAAGCCGAGCGTCTGTTCGCCGACCTGATTAGCAGTACACTGGACTAGGTCGAACACGGCCAGTGCCACGATGAACACGAGCACCATGGCATTGAACATGCCCCGGCACCCAGCTATCGGGTCTTCCTCATCCATCGTTCGCCGGCTTAGGCCCCAGATCGTACTGGCTGAGGATCACGCCCTTGTCGCTCAGTATGACCACGCTGCCATGGTCAAACTCGTTGGCGACGAGATTGTGGTCGAGCGTCGCCCGGGTCAGCTTGACGATGTTCTCGCCATTGAGCTTGCTGGCGTGGACGACATAGTCGTAATAGCTGACGCCGTCCTCGTCCTCGAATTTGACGATCATGTCTCGATCACCACTTGATGACGACGTTTTCGACGAGGCTGGGCTGAAGATTGGCGAACGGCGTGGCAATAGCCGTCGCAGGACCAGAGTCTAACGTCAAGATAAAAGTGCCAGAGAATGAATGAGTGTGTGACGTTCCAGCAGACGTCGTGCCACCGACCGTAACGGTGTGCGAGTGTGCACCCCCGGAACCGGTCGCGGCGATGAATTTGGCCCGGGTACCAGTACCAACAGTTATAGTGCCGGACCCATCAGCCACATCCTGCAAGAAAGATGTACCGGGTGAGGACGGACCATGCGTATGGTTTGCCGGGCTTGCGCCCGACGTGCCCGCCGTGGCCGAAAACGTATGAGTATGAGAACTTTCTGGACCTATCGTGGCGTTATTAATACTGACACCCCCGGTGTGAGCGTGTGGTGGCAGGTTAGGGACGCCAAGCGCGACGTTCTGCACACCACCATTCGCGCCCATCTTGGAACCGTCGACACCGGAACCGGCCACGGTGACTATGCCGTCACTCACGCCCATACGCCCGATGATCGTGCGGCCCTTGGCGTTGGGCAGAGTAAAGGTCGTGCCACCGTTGCCGTTGCCGTGTGGGAAGACACGGAACGCTCCACCGACAACTACGCTGGTGGCGTTCCCAGACACGGTGACTGAGTTAGTACTGACGTCGGTCACGGTCATGCCGTTCAAGCCACCCGGGCCTTCGATGATCGCGCCGATGATGCCGGACGTAGCGAAGTTCTTCGCCGGCCATCCGGTGATCGCCACGCCCGAAATAACCTTGCTGCCGACGGCCGTCGTGCCGGTGAAAGGTGGACAAATGGCATCGAACAAAGCGGGGAAACTGCCAGCGCCAGATCGCGCTACCGTCGAGCCGTCGCACCACAACCAACCATCCGGCAAGACCACTTCGGCAGTGTGCCGGATGGTGCCGGGGCGCGGATTGAACAGGGTGGTCAGATTGATGTCGAGAGCTTGCGTGGGACCGGCACCGACCGCCAACCACAAACTCGGTGGCGTCTGATCGTCGGCGTAGATCATGCCGCTCTGCGCGTAGAACGGCCGCTGCCCCACTGGCCCGGAATGGCCACTGTTCTCGGCGTTGGTGCGGTCGTTGAGCAACGCCGCCAGTGTTGTGCCGGAAGTGGTGGCGGGATCGATAACGCCTAGCGTTGCTCTAGTCATGGGATCACCTATGGGACCACTTCGCCGTAGCCGTAAGCGTGCAGATCGAAGGTTCTGTCGAGTACCGCGCTATTATTCTGGAAAATTATGGTGACGTGATTCTCGTCCTTCGACAGGATCGTGTAACGCTCTGAGCCGCTCGTGGTGTTGAGATTGTAGTTGGCGATGGTGACTTCGATCAGTTTCCTGAACGGCGGGGTGAAATAAATAGTGTAGCCAGCCGCTGACGTACCCGAACCACCACCCAATCCGTTGTCGACGTGGTAGCCCTCGTGCCGGTCGGGCATGTCGATGGACACACTGAGCTTGGAGACGGCCGGCGACACTGCACCATCAGGAGAACCGTTCAAGCGGATGCCGAAAACGATGGCGCGCGCCGTGATGTCAGTGATCGTGAACGGTTGCCACGTGTCGCCGAAGACGAGGTCGTCGTTGTGGACCATGGCGTTGCCCAACGCGGTCAGCTGCGCGGCGGTCAACACCGTCCCCTGCCACATGGCGACTGCGTGTATCCCCCAGTTCGCGCCGAGCGCCGCAGCACCACCGCCGACCGCGCCGAGGTTGAGCTTGAGCGACGAAGCGGCAGCGGAAGGGCTTGTATACACCACTCCAGTGACAGCCTGCGTGACCCCATCGAGCATGAACGTGCCGGTGCCGGCGGCCTCGTCGATGCTGAGGCCGACCACGTGCCAGCCTGTCGCGGCGATGGTCAAGGGGCTGGTAAGAACGAAGCTGGTTATCGACCCGTTGGTCGTGATGAACTGAAGTTTGTTGTTGATGATGTAAAGCTGGAAGCCGATCTGGTTGACAGCTGTCGTGTTGCCCATGAGGAAATGGGCGACGCCAGTGTCCAGAGCCGGCACGTAAACACTGACGATAGCCGTGAACTGCGCATTGTTCTGGTGGATGGCATCCATCCACGCGTCGTTGACCAAGCTGTAGGTGAAGTATGAACCACCGTTGAAGACCCAGTAGCCGCTCCAACGCTGAAGCGTGTTGGGCGTGCCGCTGAAGGCCGGATCACTGGCCTGTACCGTGCCATCGAGGCCAAGGAAGAAGTCGTAATGACCACCGGACTCGTCGAGCCACTTCTGACCGGTGCCCGGCCATGACGCGGTAACGCCGGCTTCCAAGCACAGCTTCAGATTCGTGAGCAGCGCTTGATCGGTGATCAGCTGCTTGATCGACTTGGGCTGAGGCCCATCGCTGGTAAGGTAGACCGTTTCGATTGACCATGACGACGGGTCAGAGGCGTCGAGCGCGGCGACCGACGCCAACGTCGTCCAGTGGTCCATGGTGTCGCCGGCCGTGACACCGTGGGCAGTCACATTTGCCGTGACGCGAGACGTATAGACGAAGCCCAGATCGATGTATTGCAGGAACTGGTAGAAGCCTTGATTCAAGGTGTAGTTTTCGCTGGCCTTGGCGATGTTCGACATTGTGACCAGCTGGTCAGCGGTCAGTGCCAAACCTTCCCACATCGCGAGCGCGCGGATGCGCGTGGCGTTGGGCACCTTCAAGGCCGAGTTCCCGGCCGCGCCGATTTGCATCTTGTAGGAGGAAGCCGCCGCCGACGGGGTATCGTAGTACCCGATGAAGTCTTCGGTCACGCCATCGATCATGAACGAGCCGACGCCGAGCGTTTCATCATAGGTGACCGCAATCACGTGCCAGCCAGTCGCACTGATGGTCAGAGCGCCGGAAGCCGTGAGGGAGGACAGACCGACGCCGTTGAAGACGTCCATCTCCAGAGAGTTTCCGGTGAGGTAGAGATTGAAGCCGACCTTGGTGCTGTCGTGACCAGCTGTGCCGAGCAGATGATAATCGACGCCGAGCGTCGGGATGTAAACAGTCAGCGCCGCCGTCCACTTGGCTCCGTCCTTATGGAGGTTGTCCATCCACGCTTCGTTGACACTGTCGTAAGTGAAGAAATCGGTGCCGTCGAAGCTAAAGTAAGAGTTTCGTGTCAGATCACCGGGGTTGCCGACAAAGGTCGGGTCGTTGGCCGTGACCGTGGCGTCGAGACCAAGGAAGAAGTCGTAGCCGCTGCCGGCCTCGTCCAACCATCGCGTACTGCCACTGAGCGGCCATGACGTCGTCGAGCCGGTCTCCAGTAGAAGCCGCAAGTTCGTGTTCAGACCGAGAGAGGTGAGGGCTTGCTGGATCGATGTGCCGACAGTGAGCGTCATGACGACGCCGCTCTGCACCTTCGTGTTATTGTGCGTGCCGGGGAAGTTCGGACCCAAAGAAACATGGGTGACCGTTTCATAGGGAGCTTCTGAAAACACCTGTATGATGTTGGCCGGCGCGCCGGCCGTGGTCACCACGACGAGGTCGTTCTCATTCTGCGACTCGGCTTGAGCAAAGGTCACCGCCTTGATCAGGTAGGTGCCTGCACGTGTCGGCACACTGAGGCTTGTGGCAGTCGGCACCGCGATCTCGACCGAACTACCCCACAGTGCACTGGCGTCCGTCGCCGTGTTGTACTTGACACGATAGTAAGCCAAGTTGAAAGCAGTGACCACGTCCCACTCGAAACGCATGATGTCGCCGAGAATGGTGACACGGAAGTTCTCCACGTCGGGCGGCAGGTCGAAGAAATTGTGGACGTGCACGATGTCGACCAGTGTGCCGTCCATGCCCGTGATCTGGCTCACCCAGTCGGAAGCGTCGTTGGGACCAGACGCGTAGTCTTCCCGGAACAAGGCACGCACGCGGAACTGATACGAACCCGGCTCCATGTTCTCCTTGGTCGCGTTCAGGAGCGGCGCATTGACCACCGCGAAAGGTGTCCAGTTCTCGTTGTTGCCATCGTCATCGGGACCATAATGATCGACGTCGAGATACTGATACTCGAACGCCCGGATGGTGCCGACACGCGGGATTTGCACGGTCAGCTGCACCATCGACTTGGCAGTAATGCCGTAACCCGAAAAGCTCTCGTTGAAGGTAACACTCTGTGGAACCATGGTGAACGGATCGGGCTGTCCGGTCATGCCGGCGTCGTAGGCCGGGACCGGCTGCTGATCGTATTCGTCATGAAAAGCCGCATCGTCGACCAGCATGAACTGCGCAGTGAAATCGGCACTGGGGCGAACGTCGAGGACACGGTAATCCTGAGTGACCAGCGAGGTCTCGCCGAACGAGAACAGATTGTCCCGGGCCGGCATGGTGGCTGGGACATCGTGGGGATCGAAATGGAGTTCGTTGGTCTCGCTCGTGCTATTGAGCACCGTGCGTTGCAGGACGGTGCCGTCGGTCAGCGTGAACTTGGCCTGATAGGTCTTGCCCGGCTCCATGATGACCCGGCTGTCGACCACGACGGACTGCACAGCGAGGTTGACCGAGACGACGCGACCATAGCCGGTGCCAATGAGCAGGACTTCGGTGCTCAGTATGACCTTGTCGCCACGCTCCAACCGCAACGACTCGACGTCGGCATTCAGTGTGTGGGTCTCGGGCCTGAGCAGGGCTTGCGCCAGCTGGAAGCGGGCCGCCTTGTGGACGTTGGCCCAATCAGTGATGCCGGGGAACTCGACCGACTCGAACAGGTGGGCGGTGCTCACATCGTACATGCCATTGGTACCCGAACCATCCGGCGTGTCGTTGTAGACGATGCCCTCGTCCTGCTTGAATATGTCCTTGGCTGAGTTGATGTAGCGGACGCGCAGTGCGTGAGGCATCTCGCGGTAGGTGCGCGTCGTCTTCATTCCCGAACTGTTGCGTGGCGTGAAGTGCCACGACACCGGGTCGTTGTCGCGCGAGAAGCTGACGCCCCACTTGCCGTCCCTCAGTGCGACCGTGGCACGGCCGGCGGCGGCGATGTCGGAGAGCACATCGCGCACTGTCCGTTGATCGGAGATGACGGCGTTGTACGTGTAGCCACGGTTCTTGCAATCCGTCCACCAGCGCTGGATGCTGTCGTAGTCGATCTGTCCGCTACTGTCGCCGTAACCACCCGGGCCGGGCTTGCGCGGCCGCGCGTTCGCCGGCCCTATCAGCACATGGTGGAACAGGTCGGCGGGGTTCGACGACAGCTGAAGATCGACCCATGACGTTCCGTTATAGCCGGTGACGTAGCTCTGCACGATGCAATTGAACGTGCTGATGATGCCGTTGAACTGATCGGAGGCGCGTGCATGCATACCGATCATCGCCAGCTTTTCGGGGAAGAGGACCGGAACGCCGGTCTGGAACCCACGCAGTGTTTGCCAGACGATGGCATCAGCGACTTGTTCCTTGCCACCGACGGGGTAATCGGCAGTCGCCTTGCGCAGCCGCACGTCCCAAAAGCCGGCAGTGGCGACTTGCCACTGATCACCCTTGCGTACAGTGTCTCGACTAACGTGGAACACGATATTCGGTCGAGCTTTCCAACCGACGTTGCCAACGTGGGCTGGTTGACCATCGACATGCTTGCGATACTGCACATTGATGGTCACCGGCCGGTCGTCGTACTTGCCGGTCTTCTTGTTGAAAATCCAGATGCCCTGCGTGGCGATCACGTCGATGGAGATCATGATGGTCGTGTCGCCGGTCGTGCGCGCTTCCCAGCCAAGGACGCTTTTCAGTGGAGCACCAAGTGGGAGTTCGTTGACGTTACTCGGAAACAGCTTGACCTTCTTCTCCATGTCGAAGGCTTCGTCGACCTCCGTCGTGATTTCCTTGAAGCTGGTAATCGGTGTGTCACCGATCTTGAATGTTGTCTGATCGATGCTCAGCGGCCCATAGCCGAGAGCGAAGAGCAAGTACATGAACTGCTTCTGACCGGTGAAGTGCGAGTACGGCATCGCCGCGTACATGGGCGAGATTTTGTGGCGACCGAGAATCACCGGCACCGATCCCCACGGCCGCGCCTCGTTCGATGCGCCTTGGATCATCGGCAGTGTTTTGGGCTGACCCGTGTCCTGCTGTGGCGGCCTGATCGGCATCAGCGCGTTGAGCAAGAGCGCGCCGCCGATGGTGATGGCACCACCGATCACCGCAGTGCCGGCGCTCAAGGCGGCACCGGTCAGACCGAGCACCGCCGGCCCGGCAATGAACGGCGCGATGAACAGCGCGGCAATCGCGATGCCCAAGAACAGGATGGTGCGCAGTGAATTGTCGCCGGACGCCACCGGCCGGAAGACCACCATGGTTCCGGGCTTGGGGCGGACCCGGTGCCAGTGCTCGCGCGGCACCCGCACGTCGTTGACGGTGGCGACGAAGCGCTCTGGTGGCCAATCGAGACCAGTGCTGGCAATCGCGAGGTCGAGCGCTTCGGCGATGGTCGCGCCGGCACGCACCTCGACCTGACGGTGCTCGTTGGTGAGCGGATGCCGCCCGCCAAGGACGCGGATCGGCTCACGTGGCGGGATGAAGAGGTCGGTCGAGACCAAAGCTATCCGTCCTTGAGCAGCGAGCGGTGTCGGTAGAAGCGGACGATCCGCTCCTTGAATGGGCTTCTATGGTAGAGGTCGACGCACGATTGCCCGCCTTGGTACGTGTGCAGCATGCGCCCGGGGCGCGTCACCAGCGCGATGTGGCTGTCGAAGCGACCATCCTTCATCAGGATCGCGTCAAAGCGCTCCTCGTGGCCCGCAGGCACCCCCTGCCAGTCTCCTATCACCCCTTGGATCATGTCGGCGTTGGCCCGGCGTTCGAGGCACGACGCATAATGCTCGTCGTAGGCCGGCAACTCCAGACCAGCGACTTTAAGTAGGGCCAGCCGGAAGAGGCCCCAGCAGTCGGCACCATCGACCGTCCGGCCACGGTCGCGGAACGGGATGCCGACGAACTCGTCGAACGGGTCAGCCATCAGAACAGCGCCGGGAACCAACTCGGGTCGAAATTGCCGGCGGGGAACGGTTCGCGGTCGAGCGCCTCGATGTTGAGCGTCAGGTTGACCGACTGCTCGTCCCAATCGGCTTGCACCATGTCCATCGTTGGGATGCTGTAGCCGATGGTGTCGGGGGCCGACGCCAGCACGATCCGCATGTCGACCGTCGCCGGCAGATCGCCGACGTTCATCGAGCGCAGGATGTTGATCAGTTCGAGGCCGACGTTCGAGACACTCAGCTGAGCGTTGGCGGGCGAGCCGATGGTGTCGCCGGGCAGCGTGATCGCCATCGGCACGTAGTAGTAATCGAGGCCGCCGCTGACCGTCTTGTAGATCAGCGGGGTCACCGAGTGGCGCACGGTCGGGTCGGACGAGAAGCGAAACACTGTAGTCTTGTAGGTGAAGGTCACCAGCACGACGAAGACCTCGTCGGTCTGCTGGCCGGTCAGCGCAGCGATCATCGCCGGGGTGAGAAGACGCGCCATCTAAGGAATGACCTCCATCGACAAGCCAACCGACCACATGCCGGCGGCTTGGGTCGCCGAAACCGTCGGTGAACCAACGAACCGGCAATAGAGCAGCGGCATCGGCGAAGCCGGACCATCGGGCATGAACGCTTCCGGGTCCGGGAACATGAACACGTCGGAACCACGCGTGGTGACGGTGTAGAAGGTCTTCAGTGTCGCCAGCTGATCCGTGGTCAGATACATCACGCCTTGCAACGGCGAGGAGACCGCTGACGAGCGCGGCCGCACCTTGGACGGCCCGACGCTGGGCGAGGATCGGATGCTCGGATCACCGAACGTGTAGCTGTGCCCTTGCACGTTCAGCTGCTGAGGCAGTGTATCGGGCCAGAGGTCAGCCATGCTGTCACCGCCTCACTGGTTGTGGCCGTGCACCCATCGAACTCATCGTCCGCGAGATGCGTGAGCCGCCGTCGCGCATCTTAGCACTGACGATCTCGTCGAGCATGATGTCGAGCTTGATGTTGCCGTGCTCCTCTTGCGTGTTGGTCGTGACCTGCGCGCCGGTATTGTTGATGACGTTGACGGTGACGTTGGGGGCTTGTTGTGGCGGTGTGTTGACCACGACCGTCGGCGACGACGACGACCGCATGCGACCAGCCGCCGGGGTCACCGTCTCGCCGGCATGGAGGACGGCAGGGTACTCATCGGGAGCGAGACCACCTGCAAAGCGCGGTGCATGCTTGAACAGGCTCGACGAAAGCACACGGTGCGCCACTGGCGTCGACCCGACGACACCACCACCATGGTAAACCGGGAAGTCACTGAAATCGCCCTTCTCCCCCCTGTAGTTAACCCTGCTTCTATCGAATTGCCTCCACATCTGCTCGACCGCTGGGCTGGTCATGCTCGGACGGAATTGCTCCCTCGGCCGATGTTCGCTATCGTAAAATTGGTCAGGAAGGTCACGCAATTGATTGAGGCCAAGGCCGGGAGACGCAGCCGTCCATGTCGTCATCTGGGCAATCGCATTCTTGGCCAGCTGTGAGTCACCAAAACCAAAACCAGCACCTGCCCTTGTCGGGATAGTCGCCATCTCCTCACCAGCCAACCGACCGCCAGTCTCCAAACCCCCCATCACGCGATCCATGTACGTCCCCATGCGCTTCCCGACGTTGCGATCAATCTGCTCGTCGAATGGGTGACGTGTAAAGTATTCATCGTCCGTAGAAGGCTCTACAGCCGGTGCCTCTGTTATGGGACGTGGTCTCGGCAGAGGTACACCACGTCCCATTGCCGCAAACTGAGAACCACGGATAAGCGAGCCACTAGGCCCAAAAGCGGGCGGTGTCTTTATATCGTCGGGACTGTAAGCGGGATGGGCTGGCCCGAAGTCGAAAAGGGGCGACTTCTGGATTGTGCGTATGTCATGGGCTACACCAGCACCGAG